GGGAGATGTTGAAATCTGAGATGAATGCTTACCTTCTTGGTGAGAGAGATGATATTCCTTATGTTGGTCCTCTGTTTGAGGCGCATAAATTGGAAATAATAACTCACCTTGAATATTGGGATACATGTGATGAATATATGTCCGCTGATGAAGTCAATAAAATGAAAATGAAGCAGAGGCTATTCTACATGAGTGCGTCTTTAGCACTAATGGCTGATAATGTGGTCTTCAAGACATTAGTCAATACCATGAGGTATTGGATGTCTGCTATAGGTATTAAAGTTACCGAAGGGGGCCTTCTGGAAATGTGGGATATAGTCCTTGGAAAACGGTCGTCTCCTCTTAAAAAGAGATGGAGGAGGGTTGAGCGCTGGGCTTGGCATAAGCATGGAGTTGATCTCCAGAAGAGGAGGTATGGTGAAGGTGATTGGTCTTCATATGATACTACTCTTATAGCTATGGTTATGGCTGCTGCTATTGGTACTGCATTTTCTATTTTTAGTCGTACTGGTGATCCTCTAATACGTTTACTTGCTATAACCTGTCATGGTCAAGCAATAACTAAAGTTATGTATATGTATTTAGCTGATCAATTCTATCGTGTTCAAGGTAGGATGTTTAGTGGTGTGTTGATAACCTCCACTATTGATACTGTTTACCAGATAGTGTTGTTTTTATATTATTGTAAAATGCTCCTGAAGAAATACCCAGATAACGAGTTACTTCGGGAGGTTATTGCTGCTCAAATGTTTATTATGTTCTTCTATGGAGATGATCATATAGCTGGATGGCCTGTTTGGCTTGAACAGTTTAAACTTGAGGATGGTGCAAAGGACACCTTGGATGATTTTGTCATGATGTGTGTTAATAAGTTTAAGATGAAATATAAGACTAGTGCATCTCAGCGATATGAGGATGGGGAGGTCATAGGTGAGATACACTTTATGACCAGTGAATTTGATGGGGTTCCGTTGGAGGTTCCATCTCTTACGCGACTTGGTTGCTCTTTTCTTAAATACACTTTGGTCCAAGTGTTTTATGATAAACGTCCATTCCTCACTCCTATTCCTATGAAGCATCCTAAAGATGCTGTTTCTAAGTGTGGCTGGAGTGTTAATGCCTCCAAGAATGCTTCACTAGAAATGGCTAAGGTTGTTGCTTTAGCGTTCTTAAATACTAATCCAGAGGTGCATGTTTTTCTTGAATATTATTATCATGCCCTCGCAGACCGTGGTGCCGTACTTACTCCTGAGATAATGAGTGACATCATGGCAAGACCTGATGGTATTTCTATGTATTTACTGTCACAAACATACACTAGTGGTATTGACCTTAAGTTTCCATCGTTGTTGGATAATTATAAGAAGCAGTATAACGGTTATAGAAAACGTACTGGTTTCCAACCGTTGGATAAATATGGTAGGGTCAAACTTGATGATGAGAAACGTATGATGTGGCGTGCAGATGATTACACAGGTTCATCTATTCCGATTGAGTTCATTTAGAATTAAATTGTGTGGTGG